TAAATGGTTTTCAGCAGGCGATATTTGCCTCGACGATATAGGCGCGGACATTACGCCTCGAATGTTGCGGAGAATTTTGAAAAAATTTACCGATGAGGGGAGTTTAATTCAGCAAGGAGCAACAAAAGGAGCTGAATATGCCATTGCCAGATAGTGAATTTTTCAAAAAACGGTCAAATAGTCGAAATAGGGGGGATAGGGGTCAAATAAAACCTAAATGCCGATAAAATCAAAGAATGATTTGACCGCAGGGGGGTCAAATTGATGGTCAAATAATTATGAAGCATTGATATAATTATATTAATAAGGATTTGACCCCTGATTTGACCGGGGGGTGGTCAAATAATTATATGTATTTATAATTATTTATATATTATTTGACCCTTTGCCTTGGTCACCCAGGATTTAACATACGAAAATCTACTGACCGGAGAATTACTTAGATTTAGGAGGAGCAATTATCAAAACATGAACGAATTAATCAGCTTGGAATTAGACGGCTTGCCCCCTACCGTCAATCACATGTACATCAACGCAAGGGGACGCAAATTTCGCTCGAAGGACTGTGTAGCCTATCAAGATTACGTCGTGAATGAAATATCGCGTTCTCGAACGTCTGAATGGCCTTTTTCGGGGCGTATGGTCTTAAGCATTGAATTTACTGCTTCGGACAGACGCCGATGGGATATTGATAACCGCGTTAAGGCTTTGCAGGATTGCTTAGCACGCGCAGGGATTATTAAAGATGATACTCAGATTGATAAGTTAGTTGTTGAAAGAGTTTACGGGAAAATTGCTAAAACTAAATTATTTCTATACAAAAAAGAATGAGGACGCTGATGAAACCTAATGATATTTTCAGGCTAACGGAAAAATTATTGTTTTCTTATCACGAAAATTTAGCGCGCCTTGACGTTTTGCGCGAAGATTTACGCGTCTTGCGTGCAAGCGGGGACGTTCACGCTCAAAATTACCAATTTACATTCGGGTTTAGCAGCACGCCGTCCGATCCTGTCGCTGCACACGTTGAAAAAATTATTTCGCTCGAAAATCAAATTAAACGCCTCGAACGAAATACAGATCCTATAAGCCGTTTAGTCAGTGATATTAATAAATCCGCTGCGACTGCCCCGAAACATTCGCAACTAAAAGATTTTCAGGCACTGCTCGAGCTATTTTATTTCGGAGGCTACACGCTTTACGATGTTGCTGAAACTATCAATAAAAGCAGACGTACACTGTCTTCACGGCGGAGTTTGTTAGTTATGAAAGCTGCGGGATATTTAGGGTTTTAGGAAAATTTCCCATTTTTTGCGCATTTTTTTCCCATTTTTTGCGCGAATTTTGCGCGTTTTTTGCGCGTTTTTTGCGCACGCGATTTAAAAAACGTGATATTCTTTTATCATGCAAGAAAAAAATCAAAGAAAAATTTTTTATTTTACGCACGGAAGGAGTGAACGCAATGCCTGAAAAAAGGGCTAAAAATGGACAGTTTCTGCCTGGTACAGTGAATAATCCCGGCGGCCGTCCTAAAGAAAATCCCGAAGCTAAAGAGATATTGAAGGCTGCTATTCCTGACGCTGCACGAGCATTAGTTGAACTGCTTCAAAGCAAAACCGAAAAAATGAGATTTATGGCAGCTCAAGCTATTTTAGACCGTACACAAGGCAAGCCCGAAAGTATGGGCAGGCTCGAGGTTAGAAATATTGAAACTCCTTATAATTTAGATCTTTTATGCAAAGAAGAGCTGCAAGTTTTAGAACAAATTTTATTAAAAGCCAATGATAAACCTACAGGGGCTAACGCTTGATTTAATACGCTCGCAATTAGATAAAATCAGGCTTCGCGAACTTCAGAAAGCCCGTGATGATTATGCTTATTACATGGAAATCACAACGCACGGACGCTGGAAGCATGCCCGGCATTTAGATTTGCTTTGCGAGTACTTACAGGGAGTAGAAAACGGCGAAATAGAACGCTTAATTGTTACAATGCCTCCGAGGCACGGTAAGAGCATGACAGTTACTGAAAGTTTTCCGTCATGGTTTATCGGTCGCGATCCTGAACGGCGCGTGATTGAGGTAAGTTACGGCTCGGATTTAGCACAGCGTTTCGGGCGTTCAAACCGCAAAAAGATAGACGAATACGGAGCGGATATTTTCAACATACAAATTTCCCGCGATAATGCCTCCGTTACAAATTGGAGCATTGAAGGACATTCCGGCGGTATGATAAGCACGGGCATTGGAGGCTCAATAACCGGTCAGGGAGCGGATTTGCTCATAATAGACGATCCGATAAAAAACCGTAAAGAAGCAGAAAGTTTAACATACCGCGAGAGTGTCTGGGCTGAATGGGTAGACACTCTAAGCACGCGTCTTCATCCGAACGGACGGGTAATAGTGATAATGACGCGCTGGCATGAAGACGATTTAGCGGGGCGTTTGCTGCAGCACAGTACGCGTTGGGAGTTAGTAAATTTGCCCGCGATAGCCGAAGACGGCGATATTTTAGGCCGTGATACAGGCGAGCCTTTGTGGCCGGAACACGGATTTAATAAAGAATGGTACGAAGAGAAAAAAATTCAAAGCGGAACTCGTTCATGGGCAAGTTTATATCAGGGGCACCCGACGCCGCTCGAAGGCAATTTATTTAAGTCGCTGATGTTCAGATATTTCACGATTAAAAATGATTGCTATATCGTAGACGGAAAGATTTACGGAATAAGCGACTGCAAAGTTTTTCAAACTTGCGACGTTGCAGGGAGCAAAAAGGCAAGCGCAGATTATTTTGTCTTAGGGACTTTTGCGCTATGTCCGGGCGGAGAATTATTAGTTTTAGAGATACTCCGAGAACATCTTGAAGGGCCGGATCAGCCTAAATTGATAAGCCAAAAATTTTTCGAGTTCAAGCCCGTTTTTATCGGGATTGAGAGTGCGTCAATGGGTTTGACTTTGTACCAGCAAGTCCGGCGAATGGGGTTACCTGTTGTAGAATTGAAGCCCGACGCTGACAAATATACTCGTGCAATTCCCGCAGCAGCGCGCTATGAGGCCGGAATGGTATTTCATAGAAACAACGCAATATGGCTAAACGATTTAGAAGCTGAATTATTATCATTCCCTAACGGAGTTCATGATGATCAGGTTGATGTAATTTCCTACGCTGTATTTATGCAGTCGTGGGGCTATTTGAAGAATAAAAAATCAGGAGGGAGGGCATTAGTTTTAGGCTAAATGAGCAGCGTACAAGTTATAAAAGGTAAAGAAATTCAGTATCCTGTAAGTCAAAAAATGAGTTCCGATCCGTTCGCAAGTTTTTATGCCGACGGAATTTTAGAGCCTCCGTATGATTTAGATTGGCTTTCACAGCTGCCTGAACACTCGAATATTTTATCGCAGTGTGTAGAAGCAATGGAGGTAAACATTGACGGCTTCGGATTTACTCTTGAGCCTGCCTTTGATTTTGAGGCTGAGAATGAAGACGCAAGGAACGAACGCAAAACTATCGAACATTTCTTTGAATTTTGTAATCCCGAATTGCCTTATTCGCAGCTTAGAAGGCGCGTTCGCCGGGATTTAGAAGTTTTAGGCAATGCCTACTGGGAAGTTATCAGGGACGGCAAAGGCGACATAGTATGGTTAGAACACATCGAAGGGCATACTATGAGGCTCACGGCATTAGATCGCGACTATACGGACGTTGAATATATCATCAGGGACGACGCAAGCAACGAGCTGCAAAAATACCCGTCTAAAAAGCGATTTAGGCGTTTCGTACAAATTCGCGACGGTCAGAGAGTGTATTTCAAAGAGTTTGGCGACCCGCGTCTGATTAGTGCAAAGACAGGCCGTGCCGAAGATGACGGGACTTGCGCAACGGAAATAATACACTTTAAGCTGTATTGCCCGTACAGTCCTTACGGTGTTCCTCGTTGGATAGGAAATTGGCTTGCGGTTACGGGGTCAAGACAGGCCGAAGAAGTCAATCACGAATATTTCGAGAATAATACAGTTCCTCCGCTTGCGTTGTTAGTATCGGGAACTTTGGACGATAAAGCTGTAGAAAAAATCGAGGATTTCATCAACGACGAAATGAGAGGCCGCAAAAGTTTTAACAAAATATTAATCATCGAGGCTGCTCCCTTCGGCGACGCTTTACCCGGAACAACGCAAAGTCCGGCGCATGTAAGATTTCAGCCTTTGAGCGACGCTCAGCAGAAAGACAGCTTATTTGATAATTACGACAAAACTAACCGGGAAAAAATCCGCAGCTCGTTCAGATTGCCGCCTATTTTTGTCGGCCTTACGAACGAATACACGCGGGCTACAGCGCGGGAAAGCCGTGAAGTAGCAGAGGAACAAGTCTTCGGGCCGGAAAGAGCCGATCACGATTTTGTAATTAATCGGCTTTTATTCCCGGCTATGGGCGTTAAATTTTGGAAATACAAAAGTCTTCCGCCTAAGGTAAACGATTTCGAAATCATGAGCGGAGTTCTTGATGTTTTCAGCAAGTGCGGGCTTACAGTCAGAGAACTTCGAGCGGAGATCTCGAGGTTATTAAATCATTCGCTCGAGCCAATAGACGAGGACAGCGACTGGCTTGACTTGCCTTTACAAATTTACTTAGCTAAATTACAATACGGAAGCAGCAGTTTAGCTCCTGATGACGAAGCAGCAGAAATAGATGCAGACAAAGAAGCGTTGTTTATGCAGGCGTTGACTAACATCGAAAAAGCAATTTCGGAATAAAAATCCTCTTAAAATAAATTAATACAGTCCGCAAATTAACCTGCGGGCTTTTATATGCCGGTGTAGCTTAATACGGATAAAGCAAAAAATATGCAAGTTCGAGCCTTGCCACTGGCTACTTTATATAAAAAATTGGAGGTTTTGCCAATGTTATTAGGCGGTTGGAATTTCGATGATGTTAAGTCCGCAAATTTGCCTCAGAAAGTCGCTTCAGCGTTCACGGCTGTAACCGGCGAGCTTGTCGGAGCTGATTATATGCCCGTAGCTTACGCGGGAAGTCAAGTAGTAAACGGTATCAATTACTGCGTTATTGCTATTCAGACGATCGTCGCCCCGAACACTGAAAAGAGGCTCGTCAAGATGATTATTAACGTAGCACCGGACGGGAAAGCCTCTTTTGTATCGGTAAGCGGAATAGCTTAGCAAATAAAATTAAGACACAGAGCTATTTTGTCTGTGTCTTTTTATTAAGCAATTTGCTTAGCTTTATATTTTCTGCGCTTTATTTCGCGGTGAATACCGAGTTTTTGCATGAGAGCGTCTTGTAAAGTTTGCGAGAAGTTTATATTTTCAGCACGGCTTGCTGACACGAGCCATTGAGGCAACGTAACAGTTTTATTAACTGCTTTGTTATTAACATAATCGCGAATGCGCGGCATAAAAGCCTCAATTAGCACTACGCTTTGATTTTCTTCGTGCTGAATGTTTAGTATGCCGGAAGGTTCAGGTAAATCTTCGTTATCTTCTTCCATAGCTAATAAATGAAGTTCTAACGCGTCTTTTGCCATATGTAAAGCGTCTATAGGATTTTCGCCGCATGAAACACAACCGGGTAAATCGGGAAAAGTTATTCCGATAGCCGGTGATTGCCCTTGACCGTAAAATGTAAAAATTGCCGGATAAACGTAAGTATCTTGCATTGTTTGCAGCTCCTTTATTTGTAAAATAAGCCGGGAGCTTAAAGAGTAATTCCCGACTGTTTTGAAATGCTCTTAATTTCAAAAATACCTAAATCTTTTCTCGGGTGCGGAACTGTTACCGCTCCTTTTTGTTCATGATGTTTGAACTGGTAATGGTCACCCGTTACTCTGTAAAGATACCAGCCGTGCTGCTCAAGTATCTTTATTATTTTGCGCGATGAATAACTTTTTATTTTGCAATCACTCCTTTTTTGAATTTAAAAATATTCTAACACGCGTTTTTTAACGCGTCAATAAATCAATATGCCGGTATAGCTCAATCGGAAGAGCAAGTCGACAAGGTGCGAGTTCGAGCCTCGCTATCGGCCGTGAAATATTACGGGAGCGCGTTTTATATCCCTTGCGCGCTTCTTATTTATACACAAAATTTTAAGGGATATAGAAAGGGATAGTATCATGAGTGATTATCAGGTAAAAATTCAGATAGACAATGATTTTGCGAGTTTAATTCCTGCTTTATCGGAAGATGAGTACAGAGGACTTGAAACAAGCATTTTAGCAGAAGGCTGTCGGGACGCGCTTGTATGCTGGGGCGATATTCTTGTTGACGGACATAATCGTTATAAGATTTGTCGTGAACACGGGATTAATTTTCGGACGGTTCAGAAAGAATTTGTAAGCCGTGATGAGGCGTTGTTGTGGATAATTGATAATCAGCTTTCAAGACGGAACTTATCAGCGTATGAACGGACGCGACTTGCGTTACAGAAAGAGCCGATAATAGCGGCTATGGCTAAAGAAAAACAAATTGAGGCTGGTGGAGCGGTTTGTCAGAAATCTGACAAAGCGGTCATCGACACAAAAAAGGAAATAGCGAAAATTGCCGGAGTATCGCATGACACGGTCGCGAAAGTCAAGAAAATTGAGGCAAAAGCAACGCCCGAAATAAAAGAACAGTTACGCAACGGAGATATGTCTATAAATCAGGCGTATAAACAAATAAATCGCGAAGTAAAAAAGCAGGCTGTCCAACAAAAAATTGAGGAATATGCGGGCATTCAGACGGGCGTAATTGATATTGCAAACACTGATAAAAAATACAATATTATTTATGCTGATCCAGCATGGCAGTATTGGAGCGGCGGAAATAAAAATCAGTCGCTGCACTATCCTACGATGTCGATTGAAGATATTTGCGCGCTGCCTGTTAAGAATATTGCTGATAATAACTGCGTGCTTTTCTTATGGGTAACTTATCCGATTTTGCAAGATGCTTTCAAAGTTATTGAAGCATGGGGCTTTAAGTATTCTACAGCGGCTTTTGTCTGGGTTAAGAAAAACAAAAATCAGGATACTCCTTTCGTAGGTCTTGGTACATGGACGCGTTCAAACAGTGAATTATGTTTGCTTGCAACAAAAGGCACTGTTACGCGGTTAGACGCAGGAATTTCGCAAATTGTAGAAAGTCCTATTGAAGAACATAGTAAAAAACCCGCTATTATAAGGGATTTAATTACACAGCTTGTAGGCAAATTACCGCGAATAGAATTATTTTGCCGCGAACCTGCTGAAGGTTGGGATGTTTGGGGGAATGAAGCATAAGCATAACTGAAATAGGCCGTCAAGGCGAGCAATTAGCGCGTGATGTCCTAAAAACATGGAAGATCGATAATTTATTCCAAGCCGATTGGATAGCATATAAAAACGGTAAATATTACGTCATTGAAGTCAAGCATAAAGAAAAATTCAAATCCCCGCCATTCGATGGACACGGGCTTGATATTCGACAAGTTAAAGCAAGAATGAAATTTTACGAAGACACCGGAATAAGGTGTCTTTTTTTAGTTTTTGATTTTGACGGTACTATTTATTACGGATGGCTTGATGAACTCGAAAAGACTAAATATTTTGATACCCGTAAAGGGGTGAGGGTTTACAATATAATGAACATGAAAAAATACGGTATCCGTAGTGAATTAGCGAGGGCACACAATGAGTAGATTAAATCTTACACCGCTTGAACGTCATGAGGCATATTTGCGTTTGTATAATATTTTGATGTCGCTTCCGATAGCTAAGAAGGCCGGAGATAATGTTAGCAGCAAAATTAATTCGCGAATGGACACGGGAATATACAAAAATCTTAAATTCTTTGCCCGAAAAAATCACGGATCAAGCTGTGAAAATTCTCAATGAAAACTTAGATAAAGTCTTAGGTAAAGACTTCGGAAGCTCTGAGAGAATTAAAAAATTCTTTCATGATTATATCGAGAAGACCTACAAAAATTCTAAGCGCGAATTTGCTCCACAGGCTAATTTAAGTCTTCCTGATAAAAAGGCCGTTGATGTTCTTACTAAACATAATTGTTTCTGGATCGGCGAGCATTACGGCAAGCATGTAGGCGGGAAAATTTCTGAAATAACTCAACAAGCTATATTTGACGGCTTAGGACGCAAAGAATTAGCAAAAGAATTAAAATCGGCTCTCGGCGGAGAAGTCGGCGGTTACAAATATTGGGACGTAGCCTCGAGCGCGGCATTAGTCCGTGCGCGGTCATTCGGAGCAATTTCAGGCATGGAAGAAGCCGGAATAGCTGAATATGAGATCTTAGCTATGCAAGACGAACGAATGTGTCCAATCTGCGGGGAAATGGACGGGCGGGCTTTTAGCGTTGCTGTAACCCGCGAACGAATTAACAGCGTTTTGAACATTAAAGACCCCGAAGCATTTAAGTCAGCTATGCCGTGGCAAACAGAAAGCCCTAAAGGATTAAGCAACGAAGCATTACAAAATTCAGGCATGAATTTACCGCCTTTTCACGGACGCTGCCGATGCACGCTCGTTATGGTAAGCGAAAGTTTTAATGAAGTTACTCCTCCTCTTAGTATTGAAGACGAAATCGTTGCAAGACTTGAAAGTTTGAAGCAGCAAAATGCTAAATATGAAAGTGATTACAACGAATTAAAACTAAAAATACATGATGCCGTAATGAGCAAAAACTATGATTTATATAACCAACTTGCTGCTGAACAGAAAAAACTTTTAGAAGACTGGATAAAATTAGATTTAGATAATTCTATACGCCGAATAAAAATTGAAGCAGCAGATAAAGGAGTTATTTTTACTTCCGGCATTGCGAAAAATCTTGATAAAACTGATGTAGATATTATACGTGAGGCGGTAAAAAGTGCTCCTAAAAACATCAGGAGAATTTGGAATATGTACGAAAATGAAATGAACATTATAGAAACTAATTCTAAAAATTCATACTACAAGCCGTCTAAGCGTGGAATTTATATAAATATCAGCGAAGATAAAAATAATAGTTATAATATTCCTCAATACAGAACGATATTTCATGAATTAGGACATTTAATAGATAATGCCTCAGGACGTAATTTTATGTACTATATTTCGCAAACTTCAAAATATGATTTATACAATACGCTCAAATCTGAAGTAAACAGCTACGTTAATTCAACGCTTATAAAATTAAAAAGAGATGCTGTAGCAAGTGGGAAAAGTGCTGCAAACATTAAAAAAAGTGATGCGTATCTTAAAATTCAGCATGAGTTATGTAAAACACCTGTAAGGCTAACAAGTGGAGTATCTGACGTGTTTAACGGTGCTACATTAGGTAAAATCAAAAATACTTGGATACACCCTTCGAAGTATTGGAAAGATGATCCTGAAAAAGTTACTCTTGAATTTTTTGCGGAAACGTTTTCAAGTTCAATAGTTAATCCTGATGCAATAGAATTAGTCAAAAAATATTTGCCCCAATCTTATGAAATTTTTGATAAAATAATTCAAAATGTTGCCGAAGGAGGTATATAAAAATGGAAAATATTCCGACGATAAACGAGCCTGAAGAATTAAAACTTGCATATAAAAAGATGCTTAATAGCTGGGGTGTAAAGAATTTTGAATATGATACGTTAGAGGCTATGGAGTTTAAGTTGCTAAACGAAGCGTATGATAAAAAATTCGGCGAAAAAATTTCGCTCTTTGCGATCAAAAATGAGCCCGTTTCAAAAATTCATAAAAAAATCCGGCAGTGTCTTGAAACAAATAAGCCTTACGAATACGTTGAATTTCCTGATGATGTAATTTTTTGAAAATTGTGTGTGAATTAACATGCCGGTTACAGGATAATTTGTGAGTTCAATTCTCATACCCGGCCTAAAATTAAATTTTTAAGAGATTGCAGTATTTTTCGCTGCGTCTCTTTTTTATGCAAAGGAGCTGTGAACATGCAGACTAAAACAGAAAATATTGTGGCTTTCAAGAAGTCGGACGCTAAAAAGCAAATAGTTTTCGGCGAAGTTTATGTCCCGGACCGCAAAGACACGGACGGAAATTTCATGACAGCTGAAACTATCGAGAACATGGCACACGATTTTCTTGCAAATAAGAAAAATTCGCAAATTAGTACAGACCACGACGGATATACTGATAAAGGCGTTGTCGTGGAAAGTTTCATAGCACGCGAAGGAGACCCCGACTTTATCGCGGGGTCTTGGGTTGTTGGTGTATATGTTCCGGACGCTGAAATCTGGGAGCAGATTGAAAACGGCGAGCTAACGGGCTTTTCGCTCGAAGGCGTAGGAACTTTATTCGAGGAAGGAGATACAAAAGAAGATGAGTAAACCTAACAAAGCAGGCGAATTACGCAACGTCAAAGTTGACGCTATCAGCCTTGTTCCGAAAGCAGCAAATAAAGAGCGTTTTAAGATTTTCAAAGGTGCAGTCGCTGACGAAATTTCAGATAAAGATCGCGGCATAAAATTAAATGAAGCCTTTGATGCATTGCAGAAAGTTTTGGGCGTTTCGCGTTATTATGATGATAAAGCAGTACCGGAAACCGACAGCGTGAAAATTACGGCGGCTATTGAAGATTTTAAAAACATCGTGCTTGAAATTTTCTTAGGAAATACCAACACGATCGAAAAGGCCGGACGCAAAATTTCTAATTCGAGATTGACAAAGCTCAAAGACATTCAGACGTTAATAAATGACGTGATGAGCGGACTTGACGATGATAAAGACGGCGAAACAGACGGAGATTTAGCTCAAACTGTAAAATCGGCGTTAAAGCCCGTAACTGAAAGAATTGAGAGCCTCGAAAAGACCGAAAATACTAACTTAATCAAACAGGCTGTAGAAGCTGCAGTTTTACCATTAACACAAAGACTTGCAAGGGTAGAAAAAGCCCGCGGTCTGTCGCAAAGAATACCGGAAGATACAAGCCTTCAGAAAGATAATAGCGACTTCTGGGGCGGAATATTTTAACAAAAAATTGGAGTGTGATTTTTTACAATGAACAGCAACAGAACTTTAATCAAAGACGCGATAACGTCAGGACAAACTATGACGGGGACAGGAAAAGGCGGAATGTTAAGCCCCGCTCAGGCAAAAAAATTCATAAGCTACATGGCCGACAATACGGGAATATTGAAGGATACTCGGCTTGAGGAAATGAGCGCGCCCGAAAAGCAGCTTGACTTTTTACTAATCGGGAGCCGTTTAATCCGAAAAGCCACGGAAGCGTCCTCGCCGTCGGAGCTTGCAGGCGTTAATATAAACCGCAAAGAGTTACGCAGCGTGAAAGTTAGGTTATCAGCCGATATTACGTCAGAATTTCTCGAGGACAATATCGAAGGCAAAACTGCAGGCGAACGGATTGCCGCTGAACTTGCACAACAGTTTGGTAACGATTTAGCCGACTTGATGTTCAACGGAGATATAGCAGCTTCAGGCACTGACGCGAGCTTTTTAACTATCGGCGACGGTATCATCAAACAGGCAAAGGCAAGCGCGGATACTCACAAATACAGCCTTAAGAATAAAAGCAATTTCAAAGGCGATATTTTCCCGAATATGCTTAAATTAATGCCTAACAAATTCAAACGCGACCGCGCTAATATGCGTTTCTATTGCTCGTCAAGCGTTGCAGACGCGTATGTCACGAGCCTTTCTGATAGAGTAAGCGAACTCGGCGACAAGATTTTAACTACAGGAAGCCTCGTAAAATATTTAGGCGTACAGGTTTTCCCTGTTGAATATATTCCCGACGATGTTGTTATTTTGACAAACAGGCTCAATCTTGTTTCGGGCGTTCAGCGTGAAATGAAGGTTTATTCGCAGTTTAATCAGCGCAAAGACTTAACAGAATACACAATGTACATGAGAGTAGATCCCGGCAAAATTGTATGGGATGATGCACTCGTAATTGCATACGATTTTTAATTCATGTCGAACGAAATTTTAGAAGCTGAACAGGCTCAGGCACAAGCTCCGGCACAAAAAGCTAAGCCCAAAAACGAGCGAATTAACATAAAACTCACGGGCGCGGCAAGCTGTATGATTGATGATATTGCATACAAAAAAGGAACAGTTTTCAATATCGACAGCAATAAAGCCGAAAGATTTTTGAGTACAGGCCTGTTTGAAAGAATATGAGTTATTGCAGCGTTCAAGACCTGCGCGCTGAAGGTCTTGACGAAGAAAAATACTCTGATGATGACTTAGAAAAATTAGTAAAATTGTCCTGTGATTTTATCGATAAAGTTACGGGACAATTTTTTGAACCCCGCGAATTAACTTTAAGACTTGACGGTCGGGGCGGACGTATTTTAGTCCTTCCGTATCCTTTAATTGATGCTGAATTTATCGAGATAGACAGCGGAATTATCAGCGATTTTGTTATTTACAACAGGCTCGAAGATAGGGCGTATCCTAAAGTTTTTAGAAATTCTAAATGGCCTGCGGGTATCCTGAATATTAAAATCAAAGGCTCGTGGGGCTATGTTGAAGAAGACGGCTCAACGCCCGAGAATATTAAGCGAGCAGCAATAAAATTAGCTATCTACAATTTCCCGGTCTTGATCGACAAAGAAGCTCAAGAAGATAAGAATTTACGCGGGCTTTTAGTTTCAGAAACGACGGACGGGCACAGCTACAAATTAGCGGAAGACAGCGTTAATAATTTGTATTCAAAATCAATCACCGGCGACGCTGAAATAGACGATATTTTACGGGCATATTCGCGCTCGAAATTAAGGCTGGGGATAGCATGAGGCCGAAAATAATTCACTTAGTAAAAATTATTTTGCATCATCGGGAAGAAACTTTGACAGATCCTGAATTCGGGATAACAGGCGAGATAAATTTTTCCGAGCCTTACCGGCTTTACGGGCAAGTAAAATATAAAAAATTTGAAAGTTTAACGCCCGTAACAGACGGCAGCGACCCGATTAACGAAGGACATATAGTTTTTTACAAAGACGAATGGGACGCTTCGGGCGGAACTGTTGCAGACGAATTAGAGCTTGAAGACAGTTCACGGCTTATTGTTACGGAAATAAGACCGGCTGCTCATTACAACGGAAAGCATTATCACGTTCATGTTTATTTTTCGAGGAAACGCGCACGATGAGCAATTTAACAGGCGATTGGAACAAATTAACAAACATGTTAACCCCCTCGAGGCTGAAATCTGCATTGCGTAAATGTGCAGCAAAGGCGGGAAATTACGGCGCAAGCGAAGTCAAAAAAGGCATTCGCAGCGGAGCTCCGGCTGGACAAAGTTTCGCTCCTCTTAGCCCTGTTACCATTGCAAATAAAGGCTCGAGCAAACCTTTAATAGATCACGGAGATTTAATCGGCAGCGTAACTTACGAAGTTTTTAACGACAATTCGAGCGTCTTTATAGGCGTCAAAAAAGGTAAAGAAGTAAATATCGCAGCAGTTCACGAGTACGGCTGCACTGTCGGAGTTACGGGGAAAATGCGCGCGTACTTGCATTATCACGGCATTCACTTAAAAAAGACTACGGCATATATTCACATACCCGCGAGGCCGTTTTTAAGCCCCGTATTTCAGAGCGGCGAATTTCAAAGAATGATTTCAGAAATTTACGTGAATGCCTTACGGGAGGCGTTTTTATTATGATAATCGAAACTGTAAGAACGCTAATTAAGCTGCTGCGTTCAGAAATTTGCGAAAATGTTGTGCTTAGCGCGGGCAGTATCGTTGAAATTTCTAAACTTCCCGCGATCATCTTAAACGGTCCGGCAATGCAAGAGAAAAAACGTTTAGCCCGAGATCCTGAGCGGATTTCTGCAATAGATTTAGAAAATGAAATTGCAATCTTAGAAGTTCCTCCGCGTTGGTATGATTTACGTTTTGATGTAAATATCTCGTGTGAAAGTTCGCTCGCTATGCTGGAATTCATAGAAAATTTTAGCCGTTTAGCACAGCGTAAAAGGCTTTTAACCGCCGTCAATGAGTTAAGAGAGCGTCAATATCTCTGGGCGTGGCGGACTTTGCCCGGCCTTGATGTTACGCCTAATATCTCGCAAGTTTTTCAGGGACGCGGCGAAATTGTAATTTATGACGTTGAAATTTACAGCGGAATTCAGGAAACATGGCCGCTCATCAAGAAAATTAATGTCGAATTTAACAATCAAGATACAATCGAGGTGTAAGAATGAAAAATTTTGTTATAAAAAATCTCACGGACAACCCGCGCGATTACCCGCTTAGCAACGGAGAAGGCTTATTTTTAGGCTGCCGCGGCGTTGTCGAAGTCAGCGAGGATTTAATTAGTAAAGCACTCAGGCTCGCCGAGCACAAAGGGCTTGTAAGTATCGAAGAAATCAAAGAGGAGGCTGAATAGAATGGGAGCAGGATTGCCGCGTGTCATCGTAACTGAAACTGATTTAAGCCACTACGTGGACACAATGCTAAAAGGTATCTCATGCGTTATTGGTATCACCGAAAAAGGCCCGATAGGAAAGCCTCAATTAATAAGCTCCGAAATGCAATTTGAAAGAGTTTTCGGAGGCGAATTAAAAACTTCGGATTTTCCTTTACTTGCAAAGCGTGCATTAAGTTACGGCGCAGTTTTATGGGTATCACGTATTGCGCATTATAGAGACATTACGGACAAAACGACTTTAACGGCAGTAAAAGCAGCTGTGAACTTAAAAGACAGGCAGGAAACTTCCGCAGATACTTTGAAAATCAAAGCGTCGTCCGAAGGTGCTTGGGGAAATAATTTATCCGTAGAGATATCAGTGAATAAAATAGATCCGGCAAGCCTTTTTGACTTGAAAGTTTTCAGCAGCGGCGAAGAAATTGAGCGTTTTGAAGATTTATCAATGGACAGCAGCAGCGAAAATTACGCCGAAAAAATCAAAAGTTCCTACATAGAAATTCAGGACGTGAGCTTACTTGCGGATCGAAATTTAGCACGCCCGGCGTTAGGCGTATACCAATTGGCAAACGGAACTGACGGCGTAAATATTACGGACGCTGACTTTATCGGATCTGCAACAAACAGTACAGGCTTCCATTCCTTTGATGATATTAACGACGCTGTACAGCTTGCTGCGCCGGGAGTTTCGTCTCCGGCTGTAATTACCGCAGGGCTTGCGTATTGTGAAACACGCGGAGATTTATTATTTGTATCTGAAACTCCGTTTGATTTAACGCCCCAAGAAGCCGTAGATTTCAGGCTCGGAAGCGGTGTTTATAACCATTCGCCTTTTGTAAGCAACTACGGAGCAATGTACTATCCTAAATTAAAAATCTATGATGTTTCGAGGCAAAAAGAGCGTTATATTTCGCCGGTCGGAGATGTTTTAGGAGTTATGGCTGTTAATGACTATTCAGCTAACGAAAGTTATGTTCCGGCCGGAATTAGACGCGGACGTATTTTAAACGCGCTCGGTGTAGACGTAAACGTAGGAGCACGCGGAAGATTAGGCGACGGCAATTATTTATCTGAAAATCAAATTAATCCGGTTTGTGTATTCGAAGACGCAGGCTCGGTCGTTTGGGGAGCTCAAACCTTGCAACGACAGGCAAGTCTATTAAGAGAAGTCAACGTCCGGCGAATGCTGATAATCATAAAGAAAACAGTCGCTGCTTATGCCCGGGCTTATATTCATCAGCCTAACGATCCGAGAACGTGGCGTGAATTTTATCGCGGTCTCGAGCCTAAATTCAGAGAATGGAAGGCTGCGCGATGGTTTTATGATTATAGGATTTTCTGCGATCAAAACGCTGAAACTATTGACGAAGCTAAATTGAACACGCCCGAAAGTATTCAGAGAGGCGAATTCAAATGCCAAATTTTCTTAAAGCCCGTTGTTGGTATCAAATGGATAATGATAGACGCAGCTATAACAAGGCTCGACGCTGATTTTACTGAAAGTCTTACGGACATTTTAGGAGCATAGAAAGGAGCTGAATTTAGTATGGGATTAAATCCTGTTTTTCCCGGAAACCCGCGTCAGGGCTGGCAATTCGTGGTTAGAGTAAACGGTTTTGACGCTGCAGTTTTCCAAAAAGCCACACCGCCCGAAATTAGTATTGAAGTTGACGAATTCGCTTCCGGAGGCAGTGTACGAAATCACAAATACGCCGGACGCAAAACTATCGGAGAATGTACGCTTGAAAAAGGTATGTTCGCGGACAAAGGCGACTTAGACGCTTGGAACTGGCTAACTCAGGCAGTAAATAGCACTACAGGCGATCAGGGTGCGCCGTCCGAATATTGGCGCGACGTTGATTTATGCCACGTAAACAGGGTCGGGCAAGTCATTCAAACTTGGCATATGACCGAAACATTCGTAACACAAATTAGCTGGAGCGACGGCGAAGGCGAAAGTTCAGAACACATGATAGAAACTCTTACGCTGACCGTCGGGGATTGCGAGGTAAGATAGTATGCCCGATACAGAGAAAATAGTATTGCCTTCGGGTATCGAGTGCGAAATTCAAGAACTTACAGCAGAAGCCGAGCGGGTTTTGACTAATAAGGCCGACGTTAAAAGCGGCCAATGGATTAACAAATTTATCGCAAAGGCATTAGTAAAAATTAACGGCAAGCCCGTTCCTCAAAATCAAGGAGAATTAATAAACATGCTGCTTGACATGAAGACGGGCGACAGAAATTACTTGCTGCTTCGTATCCGTATGCAGTCTTACGGGGACGAAATGATTTTTAATTACGAATGCCCGAAATGTCATAAAACTTCAGGATATAAGCTAAATCTTCGCGAAATGTTAGATGACGGAACTCTGAAAATTTATCCGTTTAGAGAAGACGTCCCGGTCATAGTCGAAACACGCGACGGAACGGCTGAAATTAGCTACACAACAGGCCGGAGCGAACAATGGCTTGCCTCGTTGAAGGAAATAGATACAATTCATTTAGCATTAGCAGCGTGCAGCTCTTTCAACGGAAAAATACCTGAATATAAGGATTTTTGCAAATTAAAAACCCGCGATATTTCCAAAATCAGAATGGCATACTCGGAATTAAAAGGCGGTTTAGATCCTCAATTTGAGCTAAATTGTTATGAATGCGACAGTTCTTACAAGGTAATGCTTCAACAGATACCTGATTTTTTTACGCCTTTGACGACGATGGACAGTATTGGCCTGTAGACGAGCAAATTTTTTTCTTAGCTCACGAGCTCCACTGGGGTTACAACGAACTTTTGAATATGCCGGTTACAACTTTGCGCTGGTACGTTCAGAGGCTCAAAGCGCAAATAGAAGAAGAAAACAAGAAAATAAGACAGGCTAAGAAAGGACGGTGATTTTTTCTATGAACGGCATGAATATGATCGGGCTCGGAATTGTATTAACATTAAAAGATAGAGTTTCGTCGGGGCTCAATTCTTTGCGTCAAAAAATGGTAAGTTTCGGCAAAATCACAGACGCAATGGTAAAAAATTTCGACGAAGCTGCTGCTAAGATACTCGGCGGAATTTCAGCAATAGCCGCAGGTTTCAAGGGCTTTAATCTTCTTGAAAGTATGTTTGCGCCTTCGGTGAATGTTTCTATGGGTATTGAAGCGGCATTTGCACGTGTAAAAGCAGTATCCAACGCAAGTAAAGAAGAATTAAAAGCTCTCGAAGCACAAGCCGAAACATTAGGGCGCGAAACCCGATTTACAATTTCAGACGTTTTCAATGCTCAAGAGAATTTAATACGCGCAGGCCTTAACATAGAAAAAACTCAAGCAGCCGTTCCTCACGCTTTGAACTTAGCATTGGCCGAAGGTTTGGAGCTTCCGGAAGCAGGCGACATGATCGCAACTACAATGTCGCAATTCGGCATGGCAGCCGAAGACGCTGAAAGAATAGGCAACGTTTTCGCGGAGGCTTCGCGGTCAAGTTCATTAAGTTCAAGAACTTTATTTGAGGCGTTGCGGTATGCTGCACCGACTGCAAAGAGCTTAAACATGTCGCTCGAAGAAACTGTCGCGTGGCTTGGTACTTTGAGCAATGCAGGACTAAGAGGATCAATCGGCGGAACTGGGCTAAATGCAAGTTTGACGCGTCTGCTTGATCCGAAAGTCGCAAAAAATTTAGCTGCAAGTTTGGGCATTGAGTTAGAAGATGCAGTTTCGCATGAAGACGTAATGAAGCGTATCAGCCAATCTTTAGAAGGTATGGACGCGTCTTCAAAAACAACTGCGCTTTTTAGTATATTCGGCAAAGTCGGCTTCAAAGGTGCAGCTGCTATGATGAGCGGCGTTGAAGACGGCTTCGGCGGTTTATTCGCAAAATTGCAAAATACCAACGCTCTTAAAGAAATGTCGGCGGTCATGGATAATACCGCAGAAGGAGCTGTGAAAAGGCTCGAGAGCGCAACGGAAGCATTACACAAAGCTATCGGGGACAATCTCAAAGAAGCCTTTAGAAGCGTAAATGAGACGGTTGCAAAGTTTAAGGCTCGTTTAGCTGAATTTATAAAAGCTCACCCCGCGCTTTCAAAAGTTATAATTGGTACGGTTTCCGCGTTGCTGTCGCTAATAAGTACAGCGTTAATCGTAGTCGGGACGCTTATGACCGTCGGAGGAGCAATTAAACTCTGGCAAACTTTAAGCCCTGTATTGGACGGCGTAAAGGCTGCTATGTATGGAGCAGCTGCGCCCGTGCTTAAATTGATAGCACTTGCCGGAGCTTTATACCTTGCATACGAAACTAATCTTTTTGGTATCCGCGACGCTTTCACGGCTATCGGCGAAGGTTTTAATATGGCCGTAAACGCAGATGAAAACGGGCTCGCTAAGGTAGAAGAAGATACTATGAAACGTCTGCAAGATGCCGGACTTTGGGAAAGTTCTTTGAACATGGGCAAGGTATTTTACAGGGTTAAAAAATTCTTTGACGGTTTCGCGGACGGCGTTGCTGCAAGCGTTGAGAGAATTAAAAATGCTTTCGTTAAGATCGGAAATTTTTTATCGGAAACTTTCAGCGGTATTTTCGGAGAAGGTACATTTTTCAATGAGTTATTGAAGAAAATTAGCCCTGAAAGTTCAGTTGACGGCTGGAAAGCGTGGGGAAAGACCGTTGGCGAAATTGCTACGAATTTATTTGCAATTATCGCAGCAATAAAAGGAATTTCTTTAGCTTCAACGCTGCTCGGAGCTTTAACAAACCCGCTT